AGCTTTCTTATTAGTACCACCTGCACCATCATCTACTATTATTAAATCTGCATCAGCTAAATCTGCACCAATGTCTGAACCACCATCAATCTCTAATGCTGTTAGTGCCACTTTACCTGCTGTAGATATTGTGCTTAGTTTACTGTCTGCAATAGAACCTGCTAACATAGAGTTTTCTACAGAAGTAGCTGCTATTGTTAATGCACCATTAGATGCTAAAGTTGCGTCTCCTGATACTGCTACCTCTTCAAAAGATGTACCATCACCTACAAGTATTTTACCTGATGTAACATCTGGCATTTTAAGTAAAGCACCTACAGTAACATCACTGTTAAATGTTGCAGCACCTGCAGCACTACCATCAATAGTTAAGAAAGTTGTATCTGAACTACCATCAGTTCCTTTTAAAATAATGTCTGTATCATTGCCTTGTGCATCAATAGTAATATTACCTGCACTTGTAGCAAGAGTAACGGCTGCATCACCTGCAGATATATCATCTAATGCAACTGCAGCACTTGTGTAAGCATTAATCTGAGATGCATTGACATACTTTGTAGTACCACCATCATCTATTAAAAACTTATCTGAATCTGCTATAGTAATAGATGTACCATCTGTAGCGCCATCTACTTGTATTGCAGCACCTGAAACTTTATCTGCTGTTGATATTGTATTAAGTTTACTATCGGCAATACTTCCTGCCAACATAGTATTTGTTACTGTACCACTATCACCACTAGCCACTATTGTGCCTGAAGCTGTTGGTAAAACTACTACGGCAGAACTACTTGCTGAGTGAGGAGCTGCTTGAAGTGTTTGTGCATGGGCATTAGATGATTCACAATAAAATTTTACTTTAGATACAGCCCCTGTACCTGTTCTAATATCAATGTTACCATCTGTAATAGTTATACCACCTGATGAACCATTACCATCTAATATAACTTTACCACTACCATTAGGTAATAAATTAATGTTACCATTAGATACTGATACAATATCATTACCATTGACATCTAAATCTCCACCTAGTTGTGGTGTAGAATCATCTGCTACATTTGATATAGCACTAGATGTTGCAAGTCCTGCTACAACTGCACTTCTAGCAATCTTTTTAAGACCACCACCTGAAGTGTCTACTGCTAAGAATACATCATCATTTGCTACTGTAGATATTTCTGATAAAGAACCTACAGCTACAGAATTAAAGTTTGTACCATCTGCTATTAAAAGATTACCTGCAGTATTTGTACCCATAGTGATATCATCACCTGTTACTGTTAGGTCTCCCCCTATTACAACATCACCATTAAATGTGGCTTTACCTGCAAGAGCCATATCAATATCTAATGCAGTTATTGCTGAAGAACCATCCGTTCCTTTAATCTTAAAATTTTTATCTGCAGTGCTTACTGTTAGTTCTACGTCTGTAGATGCATTGGCAATATCTAGTATAGATGTACCATCATCTTTAAATGTTATATTAGCACCACCTGCATCAAGAATAATATCTCCTGCTACATCTACTGTTAAATCACCTGATGATAAATCAATTTCTGTTCCATCAATAGTAAAGTTATCTATTGTAACTCCACCATCAAGGTCTGCTGAAGTTCCTGATATTGCTCCACTAAATGTTACTGATTGGTCTGCATTTACTGTAAGTGCTGTAGAACCACCAGTTGCAACTGTAATAACATCTGAACCACTAAATGTAATAGATGTATTAGTATCTGCATCACCTGCAATAGAATCTAATTGTATACTACCTGCATTAGTAATATTAGAATCACTAAAGTCAATTGTTCCAGTAACATCAAAGTTACCACCAATAGTTAAGTTACCTGATATATCTGCATTACCATTTATATCAATAGTTGTTGCAGCAATTTGTATTTCTGTATCGGCTACTAAGTCTAGTTGTCCATCTGCAGAAGAATTAATATATATTGCAGTATCTCTAAACTGTAATTTTTCTGTAGTAGCAACTAAGATGTCATCTGAAAACTCAAAGTAGTCTTCGTCTTCCATCCATTTTAATACACCATCACTAGTCTCACCATCAAAGGTGATTGTGATATCTGTGCCTGCCGTAGCAGCACCAAATGTTAAAGTGTTCCCTAATAACTTAGTTATTGGACCACCCTCTCCTGCAGTTCCATCATGAGTGTGTCCACTACTAGAAGCAAATGCTGCTAATAACTGGTCAAACTCTAAATTGAAATGTGCTGCTTCAATAGTAGCACCATCAATAATGGTAGCTGAACTCTGTCTAGTATAAGTTGCACCCATAAATTATCTTCTTCCTCCTGCTGTAAATTCTAATTCAAATCCCTTTAAAGCTACGGGACTATTGTTTGTTGCGTCTAATATTTTTGTGGCGACTGTAAATCCACTTCCTTCTACTGATTGCCTTATTAAGTTAGAACCTAAAGAACCATACACTGCAAATCCATAAACAGATGAGTTTAATCCATACTGTGCTATGTTACCTGTAGCTTCTAAAGTATAAGGCTCTGGCTGTGCTACGTTAATATCACTAAAGTCATATTCTAATAAAAAACTAGATGCTAATGTTCCTGTTGGATTTATATTCCAAATAACTTTTTGCATGTTTTTTCTAATACCTGGGTCTCCCATAGTCATGTCAGGAGAACGATATATAGAACTTATGTTTGTAGTAGAACTGGCCCTAGTAAATACATTACCGGATTCTTGTTGATACACATAACCATCATATCCTCCATGGATAATAGTCTCTGTATCAGATATAAAATCAGAATCAGTGCTAGAAACTTTTAGTGCTTTGATATCAGCATATTCAAATCCCAATGAACCTGTATTAGGATTAGCTTTAATTACAGATAGTAAACCTCTTGCTCCATCTTCTGTTTGTGAAGTGCTAGTAGGAAAAAATATTCTATACTGTGATTTATTTCTTATAACAAGCGAATTAATATTATGCGTTGTTATTTCGTTAATTCTTTTTTGAACTTGTTTAGACACTGTACCTAATTCAGTATCATCAATTCTTTCTGTACCTGCAATAGTTCTAAGTCCATCAGGTGCTAAGAATATTACATCACCACCAAGTTCTTGAATACTTCTACCATTTACACAACCTATGTTTCTTGTAACAGGCGTTACTACAAAGTTAGAAGATGAAGTTCCTGTTATCTTAAAAATTTTATCTTTACCAAAAACAATTAAACTATTACGAAAAGTTCTAAGGCCTACAATCTCTGTATCAACTTTAATTGTTCCACCACCATTATTACTAGTAAAATCATTAGTAAGGTTTGGACCCATAAAACTAATTTGTTGTATATTAGTTGGGCCACCTGCAAAAAATATGTGATTCTTAAATATTTCTACAAACTTAAAATTGGCAGTTCCACTAGCACTTACTACGCTTGTGCTAAAAGATGTGTTTAATATTTGTGGACTAGATGTACCTGTAGCAATAACAATTTTATCTGTGCCATCAAAGTTAAATAATCTGTGTTCATAGTTTTGTGTAGGTGTACCTAAACTTGTAATAGTAGATGTCCAACTACCATCTCCTGAACTTGCTCTATGTATACTACCACCTCTACCTGCTAAAACTACGTCATTAAAGATTGCACTAAATACAACTCTTTCAGAAGAAGCAGAAACTTGTGGAACTATATTACTATTAAATTTTGTAGTTCCTAATATTTTTTTATAACCACCTTCAATGTCAGGCTCAAAGTTTTGTAGCTGTAGAGCTTCCCCTGGGGACATAGAGAACACATCTTTATTTAAAATTAATCCTCCACCTAAACTAACTACTGAGGGTTGTACTTGTGCCATTCTATGTAAATGTTAAGACTGAAGTATTACTTGTTGTTCTAGAAGTAGTATTTAAATTTACTCTAGTATCTTTCATGTAATCTTGTCTATTTAACATCTCTACTCTAATTCTTTCTACACCTTTTTCATATTCTGCATTTGCAATGTTTGCCATAGGAACATCATTTCTTAATTTGTATAAGTAATATTTTGCTCTATTAACAACTACGTCTGCGTAAATATCTGGTAAATCTAAAGTGTCTGTTGCTGAAGATAATTCTGTGTGTGTTTTAAAGTATTCATACTCTACTGTAAAAATATCTTCATCAGGTATAGGTGATACTCCGAAACTTAAATGGTCTTGAGTTCTATATATTAATAAAGGTTTACCATATTGTGAATCACTATTTTTTTCATCACTAGTATATCTACCTTGTATATAAGCATCATAGCTTATGTATTTTAAATTTATTGGTACTTCGTCTGCAGATACTCTAATAAAGTCTACTTGCATATTAGTTACAGTAGTAGGATTATTTATTGTAACAAATGTTGTTTGTGCTGTTGCTACAAAAGATGTAGATAGGATTGCACCATTACCAAAATTTTTAACTGTTAATGTTTCACTTAAATTCTGTGTACCTTCTGCTGCTGTACCTACTTGAATCTTAAATGCTTGTCCTGTAGCTACTGTATCAAATGCTCTTATAGTTAATCTATATTTTGTATTTACTACTGTAGATATAGATTGTGTTACTGTAGCATCATTTAATTGTAATCTACCATTGCCTGTAGATACATAAGAAGGACTGCCATCTACAGTTGTCCAACTATTAATGTTAGATGTAAACTCACCATTAGTAATTAATTCTGTAGGTTTGATTCTAAAACTATCAAAGTCTGCTTTTCTAAATGCAGTAGGAAAAGCGTATTCTTGTTGTCCTGTAATTAATGCTTGTGTACCATTTGTATGTAACCAAGGCCACTCTATTTCAGACATATATAATTCATTAACTGCTTTGTTAACAAAATTTTTAACAGAGGTTTGTACTCCTCTACTAGAAGTAAAGTTAGAACTAGTAAGTTCTACTTCATTTACTTCATTTAAAACTAAATTAGTTAATGTTAAATATGTTTTTGTCCCTGCCATTTTTCACCCATAGTTTGTTGTTTTAAATTATCTACCTCTTCTTGTGTCATACATGTAACTATACTACTATGTACTGTTTGAGAGGGAAATTGACCTTCAATTGATTGTCTTAGTAATTCTTTTTTTTTGTTTATAAAAACTTCACAAACTTTATATTCTGTAAAATCTATAAATTGATATGTAAATATTTTAGGAGTAACTTCTCCATTAAATAATATTATTAAAGTTATAAAAAATTTCATTAGTAAGAGAGGGGCATAAACCCCTCCCTATATATCTGCATAATATTATGCAAATGTTACTTTTTGTGCTTCAGAATCGCCTTGACCATCAAAATCAGCAAGTACACAGAATACTCTGACTTTTGCGTCAATAGCACCTGTTGCAATTACTAGGTCGATAGTGTCCGCAGCAGCGTATACACCATAACCGACAGATGTTGTTCCCATTGAACTATCACCTGCTCTTGCTCTGGTTGTTTCCATACCTGCAGTTGGAGTTGAAGCTGAAACGTATCTATCTACGTCTGCTCCATCACCAAGAGATAGTGTTCCAGAGTTACCTGCACCATCAGCAGTTAGGACATCTAGACCTGCATACAAACATAAAGTGTTTGCAGGAACTTCGATTACTTGTATAACATCACCTGATGCGTTAGTGAAAGCAGAAAAGTCCACAACTTGTGAGACCATTCTTACAGGCTTACCTATTGGTAGACTAGCGGCTGTAGACGCATTACCTGTTACTGTTAAAGTTGCCATTTAATGATTACCTCCTATTAGTCTATTAAAATGTGTGAAAGAACTAAAGCATTATCTCTTAATACTTTTCTTCCAAACACATGTAAACCTCTAACTACATCTGAGAAAGATTCAGGATGTCTAATTACCTCAATCTTTGCAATGTGATTAGCTGTTGCTGTAGATGACATATGTCCACCTAATACTTTAAAGAAGTTCGAAGTTGAACTTGCTGCAATATTATTTGTCATATATACATCCATGTTCATGACCTTACCAGAAAGAACTTTACCATTTCTTAATGGTGCTGCGTTTCCTGTAGTGTCACTCATTAGTTTGCTAGATGCTTGACCTAGTTGCTCTACAAACTCAGGACCTGCTAAGAACCATCTGTTCTCTTCAGGCACATCTGCTGCATTTAACAATCTGTTTACTTTAGAGATTGTGTCAACTGGGTCTACTTCACTTGAACCAAAACCTACATCTTGGTCTTGTCCAGAGCCTGAGTCTGCTCCTAGTAAGTGGTCGGGGCTAGATGAACTAACTCCTGCTACCATAGCTGCAATAACGTTTTTGTCGTAAGCATTCTTTAGTGCATAAGCACCAGAAGAACTTGCAATAGATTCAAAGTTAACATGTGAATGTCTTTCTTCAATGTCATCAACTTTAAATGAAAATGCGTTTGCTTGGTCGACTACAAGTTGGATTTGGTCATCTGTGATATCTTGTGTATCAACGACTGCACCTCTTGAGTACGCACTTACAGAAATAGTAGGTTCTTTTATGATGTTTACTGTGTCACCAAAGTTCTCGATTTCACCTGCGTAATCAGTGTTAGTAATTGCTTCTACTACTGATGCAGTTCTAAAGAACTTCTGGACTTTTTGGGAATAGATAATCGGGCTAAAGTTTCCATTAGGTAGATTATTATTACCAGATACTTTATTAAAAGCCATCTTTTTTTCTCCTATTATTCGTTGTTATTAAAATTGATATGAGTTAACTAATTTATACAATTCGACCTTCTTTATTAGCAATGTCAATTTCATCTTCAAACTTAGCATATATCTCAGGCTTCATCTTTTGAATTTCGGACCACTTCCATGTCTTCTTTTCTGAAGGTGTTTCTGATGGTTTAGTTTTAGAAACTGCTTTCGCTGCTTCTTTCTTTGCATCATAATTTACTTTCTTATTAGAAAGACCCCTGTCATACTTGTACAAATCAATTGCACGTGCTGCAGATTTTGGGTTGTCGCTGTTATCATAAAGCCAAGATTGTATAGTGCTATCTTGAACAGAAGCCCAATCATGAAAATCTGAACTATCTCTAATATCTTTAAAATCAGGATGTTTTTTTGCAAGTTCTACTTCTGCTCTATCTCTAGCTAATGATGTTTGTTGTTTTTTAATTTTTAACAACTCTTCATTCATTTCTTCTTTAGCTTTCATAGTAGCTTCTGTTGTCATTTGCATTACAGAATCATACATGTCTGGATAGTCTTTACGCCATTCTTCTAATTCTTCTTTAGATTTAAAGATTGGTTTTGAGGCTAATGCTTCTTTTTCTTTCTTTAGTTTGAGGAGGTCGTCTTTATGCTTTGAGACTGTCTCATCATAATGCCTTTTTAAGTCGTCATATCGCTTCTTAAATACGGCATCTTCTACTCCTACAGGGCGGTCTTCTTCAGGTTTCTTCTCGTCAGTTTCTTCCTTAGATTCCTCGGTAGCTGTTGTTTCGATATCCTTGTCCATTAAATTCCTGTTAGGGTGTTTGAACGGAGTCGGTTTTGCAATTTCCTCTGTTGCTTCAGAAATTTTTTCTTCTACAACGTCAGATTTGTTTTCGTCTTTTTCCATTTATCTCCTTTGGGGTGCTGTTGGATTCAGGTCGCCCCTATATGCAGGGCCTCTATTGAGAGGGTGGCTGCGTCATCATTCCCTGTCCCATCATAGGTGCAGGGTTTTCACGTTGAGGTGAAACTTGTGGTTCTGGTATTGCTTCTTGCATAATCATACCAAATGATGAACCAAAAACTTTTGACATAAAATCTCTAAACTGAGGAACATTTAATTGTGTAATTAGTTGTTTCTCTTCTTCGTTTAAAGTTTGTAAATTATTTGAAACTTCTCTAGCAGTTACATTTACTTCCATGGGTTTTTCTGCAGGTGCTTGTTGCACGTTTGCTCCCATAACTCCTTGTCTCATTTCTTCTTCCATATTATCTCCTATTTAAATCTTTGGTCAAATGTTACTGAGCCATTTTTTTGTTTTGTGCTATTTGCACTTGTTGCTCTAAATCCATATCCTGAGTTTTCTCTTCCTGCAACAAAACCTTTTCTTGAATCTAAACTGCCATCTCTATTTTTACTTTCGCCTGCTCTTGCTTTTCTAGT